GCCCTATGGTTATTTTCGTTAAAGTAATGTTTAAGTAGGGGGGCTCACGCCCTAGCTAAATTGTTGGTCCAGTATGCTACCTGGAGGTCTACCCTTTTGTTTACGCGGAGTGGGTTTAATCCGCCCGGCCCTCCCCTCAGAAGGCTGGCTTAGGCGCCAACACGGTCACGATCACTTGACTGGCAGTGATTGATGTGGCCGTCACAGTGACCGTGGCTGACGGATTCAGCGCAGTCACCAAGAACGTCGATGTGGTCGCGCCCTGTGTTGCAGCCGCGTTGACCATATCCTTCCCATTGTCGGTTACAATGGAGATGCCCACTCCCGCGCTAATGTCGCAAGCAGTGATGACGGTGCCGGATACATTCACGTTGATCGCAATCTCTTGGCCGATCTGAACGTTACTAATCGTCAGCACGTTGGTTGCAGCACCGGCTATTTGCACAGAACCGGTTGCCACGGGGACAGATCCAAAGGGCGTCGCCGCCGCAATAGAACCACCCCCCGCCTGAAGGGTCCCAGCGGCCTGGAAGCCGCCGGGTGGAACGTGGGGAGTGATGAGGGTGACATCGTACTCAACCCACAGCTTGCCCCAGTTGACAGCGGTGCCGTCGACAGTGCAAGCAAAGAGAGTGCCGCAATCATACGTCTTGATATCCTGATTTGCGGCAAGCGTGCCAGTGCGCACGAACCTCTCCTTCATGTCTCCCATGAGCTCACTGGCCTTGAGAAGGCAACAGATGTCCTTCCAGGGTGCATCCTCCTCACAGTCTTCGTACGCGGAGGCGGCAACCTCACTCAGAGGCGCAGCGTCAGACGCGTCGTAGTCTGGTGCCAGCATCATTGAGCCAGGCACATTGGATCCAGTGCGGGTGAAGTATTCAAACTTGAGGGAATTGAACTTGTACTTCTCCCATCCCGCGGCCTCGTTAGACAGCCAGGGGAAGCTCGCTGCCAGCCCAGGATTCAGGGCAAGCGCTTGAGCCACGGTGAACGCAGCCGACCCGATGATCGACGCGACCAACTCGCGGTGTATGATGCGACAGGAGTCCACACCATTCCGAAAGATTTGCGCTTGTCCCGTGCGCTGAGCGGTGGCGTAGGCGGCGGCAACGAATGCCTGCTCACCCATGCGGTCGGCAGCTCCTCCACGTCCTCGACGGGCGGCTCGCTTCCTGTTCTGGCGAGAGGTCTTCCTCTTCTTTTGCGCAGGTTGCGCACCAGGTGCAGGAGCAGAGCCGCCAGCATTGCGACGACGCTTACGGCCAGAGCCGCTGCGTGCATTGTTGTTGTTTGTGTTGTTCATCGTTTCAAATAAACCGTTTCGAATCTCAGATGGATTTTCGATAACGCCGGTGCGACCGGAACAACAGGGCAGTGGTACGGTTTCCCGCTGCCCTTGTACATTGCTAACGTGCAACGCACAAAACGGCTCCTAAGAGCTCAACCCTTACGGCGCTGGGCAGTCTCCTCAGACTTGCCCTTGCTCACCGGCGTGGTACGACCAGCGGCAACATCAGCAGCGTACTTTTCCTGAGACACATGAGCACAACCACGGCAACGGAACGGTTTTCCAAGCTCCAAACGTTCTCGCTGTTTGTAGCCTATATCGCCAGATTTGGTCGTCTTCTTGCAGTCCCTGCATTCGCCGGTGGTCATCATAACGCAAGTACGGCACAGGATAGGAAGACCTTGCTCCAATCTCTTTCGTTGTGACTCCGTCAAAAGAGGGGCAAGGAATTGTTTGGCACATTGTTGGCACGTCCCGACGGGCACCAGCGTGGACTCGACTTTCAACGACTCGGCCTTTCCGGCATCGTTTACGGCCTCTCTGAAGTCTGCACGCTCCTCGGGAGTGAGTCGAACGTCTACGGCCAAAGGAAAGGCCTTCCCAGCGACGTTGCTCAAAGCATCGGTAACCATATCCTCCCGGGTGTTTATTTCAACTGGGCGGAAGAACAATGGCGGACAAAGAAACAAGGACGGATCCAAAACACACGCGTCCAAATGGTCCTGGTGGAGGTCCAGCATCAAATCGGGGCACCGATCCTGCCAAAAAGCCTCCATCCAACCGGAAACGTTCTCATTTGGGAACTGATTGTCCCTGGCATAGTGAGCGAACCAGCCTGAGAGTGCGGGAACAAGCTTAACGGGCGTCTCGTAGTCTGTAAACTCACGGACCACATCCTCTGGCTTACCATACGTGCGCATCACGGCGCTCGCGTAAGGCCCAATCAACGGAGTGTTTGCATCAGACAGATTCAACCCATACATCCTCTGGACCAGCTTGTCGATCGGCTTGAGGAGCGTGCCCGCGAGGCGCGGGGCAACATGGATCTTTGAGCAAATTCGAGGCAGATCACAGGTGGACGACGCATCACCGGTCCAAACGAACGGGCCATAGAAACGCGAAATGAAATTCACGCCAGGCTCGCCGTACTTCTTCTGTTCTACCTCCAACTTAAGGCCCAATGCGGCCCCAGTCGCCACCAAATGGTCGGTGGAAATGTACTTGCTCAGGCTGTCATCGCCCATATAAATACCGAGGCGCCTGCGGGCTTCCTCGGGGGTACGAAAACCGCCGCAACTCGGTTCGGTGCGGGCAGCAACGTAGTCCTTGGCCATGTTAAACATCGTGTTTCCAATGGTAGTGTCAGCGAATCCCGATCCGCGACCACTCAATTGCTCGTACACGATTCCGCCCAAGACAACGGGGCAGAAATGGCTGGCCTTCAGGCCCTTCTCCAGCTCGGCATGCGTGGAGGGATGAAAAACGCCGTAGCACACGCTCGCTTCCCAAGCGCGCTCGACTGGGCAGATCGTGCTGTCCCACTTATCACCGTCGGCCATCGTGACCGCACTGTCGCCTTGACAAATCTCCGAAACACGCTTTGAAATGCTCAGGGGTGTCATCCCGGGGGCATACCATCCCTCTCCGTCTACGCCGAATTTCTCTACAAAAGCGCGATGAAGTGGGATCATGAATCGAGACCAGAGCAGCTTATGGGCCGGCTCATCTGGCGAAATGATTCTGGGAGCAGCTACCTTCTGTGCAGGCTCCGCCTTCTCAAAGGCAAACACACGATGTTCTGGGTCGGCTAATTCAGCGACAAGGGCACCATCATCTAGTATGTGTTGTTGGGACGGACGCGGTTGGTTCTCGCGCACCTCGTCCTCTGAGCAGGGGAACAGAGTATGTCTGCCGATAGTTGCAATAATATGGTCGCCAGCCTCTCGTAGTGCCATTTCAACCATCGGAGCCAGCTCAGTCACGGAGCTAGCGAGGTTCTGAACGCGGACGCCGATTGCCACTTCCTTGTTTCCTCGGGTGTCTTGAGGCAGAAAGCAGGCAGGTCCAAAAGGCTGCATGTACGGCTCGAGGAGCGTTTCAGCATCCTGGTCATAGCTCGAAGCATGTTGATAGCGAACAACCGATTCGTCCACGTGAAACACTGTGGCCGGTGCCTCTTCAGAGGCCTCACGATGGTAACTCGTGAGTACGGAACACTCGACTGGCGGCAACTTCGTCAGAGTCTGAGTGGTGGAAGCTTGGAGTGCATTCTTAGACAAACCGGCAGTCTCGGCCAAGGCATTGTCTACCTCCACACTAATGTCAGCGGCAAGGTAGCCTCCAACACGAGCGGTGCTGACCTTGAGGGACATGTCCTCCCCCCCAAGAATGCGCAGTCTGATCCACCCGTCGACCACGGGACACAATCGCTGAAGTCTTCGGTCGATCCACGGGTTCAGGTTGAACAGCGGGAACACATACTTCGCAGCGGGTGTAAATAGAATCATCTGATGGTCAGCGTCGACGAATTTACGGTCGACATTAAATACGGTCTTGTTAACGTACAAGCCGGAGCGGGTCCGTGCGCACGCCGTAACCATGTCCACGCCTGTGTCCCAAAGCTCTTGCTCATAGTGTGCTCCTCCCTTCACGTCATAGATCAACCGATTGCGGTCGTCAAACGTATAGGAGTACTCATCACGTACGGCAGCAGCAGAACTGGGCACTACTGTGTATAACATAGTCGGCAAACCCTCGGAGAGAACTAGATTCATGTCTACATAATCCGAGGTATCCACAAACGCCAACATATGGTGCGATTGCGGGGCAAATTGCTCTGGGGAACGGTGGGCATCTTTACACCAGACAACGGTCTCACAGCCCTCAAGTCCTTTCCTATTGTCAGCCTTGGAACGCTGTACAAAGTACGCAACACACCCGATAGATGAAGCGAGGGACAAAATGGCATTGGTGACGGCGGCGCGGAGGGACGCCTGGCCAGGATGGGAATGGTTAACTATCACCTTCTTAGGACGAAGGGTAAGGTCATTAAACGCAGGTCTCACAATGTCAGGGTGGACAGGTGTCGCTACCTTGAACGGATGAGTGAAACGGGTTGACCAATAATAGCCAATGGGGCTTCCAAACCCCAAACAATGCCAGGCCAAAGAATAGACCACGTAGGTGCTAATAAGAATGGCGGCAAAGAGAGTGAAAACGACGGCATAGGTAGCCAAATCGCTCGTGAAAACGCAAACAAAACGCGTGGGGTACGGGTAGGTCAACGTGGCTCGGAGTTCATCAAGGACAGAGACCCTAGAATGAAAACTCGCTAGACAGCGAGGATGCCAAAACGGCAGCTCCTCCGGCCAAAACAGACTGTATGTGCTGGAATACCTCCCCCAGAAAGCCGCATGAAATGTATCAATGGCGGCGGTGAGGGTGGCAATCACACCAGTAACGGCGTCGACGCAAGCCACTTGGGCATTGCGGATCACGATAAGGAGAGAGATGATTGAGAAGAGCATCTCAAGAAGCAAAAGTATCGACAATCGATCGACG